AAGGCAGATTATGAAAGGCGCGAATCCAAGGGACACCCCCTCCCCCAGGGCGCGTCCACGAATATTGTGCGCACACCATCCGTGACCTTCGATGGTGGATTATCAACTCCCGAAACTGCGAACTCCCTCCAGGCTGGCAAGGCGAAATAATCGACCTGACCGCCTAGACCCTCCACCACGCCCGCCAGTCCGCCTTGCGCGAAGGCACCGCGTAGGTTTTCAGAACCAGCGCCGTCGAGGAATGCCCGAGCTGGTGCGCGGTCTTGCCTGCATCCTGGCAGCGGCCGAGGTGGTAGGTAGCGAAAGAGTGCCGGAGGGCATTTTCCGGCAGCATGGCCCACGGCACCACGCCCTCGTTGTTGAGCCGCTCAATCAAAGCCTCCCTCTCCCGATACAACCGGAGAGATTTCGCAACCACGATCAGCCCCGATTTTCCTTTGAAAAATTCCTTCCGTTTTTTCATCGGCTCCGTGAAATCCACGATGCGTTCCGGCAGGCCGCTTGATTGTTTCGAAACCTCCCGCCGCACCTCGATCTGGCCGGTCTTGGGATCGACATCCTCCCACCTCATGCGATGGACCTCGATGGACCGCAGGCCCGCAAACGCACCCAGCAAAAACCAAGCGCGAAGCGCATCGCTCATTGTCGCGTCCAAAATCGCCCGCAGTTCCTTCGCCGAAATCAGTGACCGTTTACTCTCAGCCTCCGGCGCCACGACCCGGCGAAATGGATTCCGGTCGAGGAGTTCCATATCGACGCACCACCGAAAAAATCCCGAAGCGTAACGATGCCACCCCGCCCGCGTGGTCGGCGCGCCCTTGATCTTCGCAAAGACCCTCGCCGCCTGCATCGGCGACACCGCCGCCACCGCGCCAGGGAACGCGTCCAAAAGCTCGCCACATATTTTTTCCAGTTTCTCCCTGTGCCGCTCCGAAGCCCCCGCCTTGGAGGCGATGTAATCCCGCACCGCGGATTTCATAGACATGCCGCTCACCTGCTCCTCCGCGAGCGAATCCGTCCCCCCCTTCTGAAGTTTCTCCAAAAGCCCCGGCCCCGCCGCCCAAGCCTCCGCCTCGGTGCGGTAAAACCGGCGAATCCTTTTCCCAAAAATTTTCTGCGGAATCGTGAGCTTCCAAGGCGTGCCGGGCCGCTGCGGATAGGGACTGACAATAAAGGCGCTCATGGTCTGTTGCCCACTTGTTGCCCGTGTTGCCCGAAATCGCAACTATTTTCTTCCAGTAGCCGCCAATAGCCGCCTGTAGTTTCTGAAAGCCAACCACCCGCCAACCCGCATAAAACCTAGCTCAAATCGTCACAAGTCGCTCTGCCGGCGGCGGGACTCGAACCCGCACTCCGCTTTCGCGAAAACGGATTTTAAGTCGATTTCTTGGGTTTGTTTTTCAATGACTTACGGGAGTGTTGCCCGTTGTTGCCCTAAAGGACTTTATTGAGAGCCGCTAGGAGGGCGGCGTGGGCTGCTGGGGAGCAGTCGTCTTTGCGGCCGGGGGAGACATCGGCGTGGCGGAGGATGTTGGCGAGTGGAATGTGGTGCTCGCGCAGGATGGGCAGGAGGTATTCCACGGTGGAGAGGAGGGCGTCTTCGGAGAGGGGCGTCGTGTAGGTATCACCTTCCCAGGCGAGGCCGATGGAGAAGCTGTTGACATCTTTTCTGCCTTGCCACGAGGAGACTCCGGCGTGCCAGGTTCGCTGGGTGGGGAGGGCGAGGGCGGTTCGTTTGCCGTTTCTGGCGATTATGCAGTGGTAGGAGACTTTGCTTACGGGGTCGCTGCACCAGGAGACGGATCCGGCGTAGGCTCCGGAGGTGTGGTGTAAAATCACATGCGTCGGCTTGATGACGCGGCCCGCTGAAATGTTGGGCGTGCGCTTGTTGGTTTGCTGGTAGTATTTCGGCTCGGGCTTGAGGAGGCCGGAGGTTTTGGCTGGCTTTGATGCTGGCTTCGCGGGCTTCGGCTCAGGCGCGGGCGCGGGGGATTGCGCCGGGTGTGGCAGCATGAAGAAGCGGGCGAGGAGGGAGATCATTTGTCGCGGAGGGTGCGATCTGGAAGCTTGGGGAGTTGGTAGCTAAAGCGGCCATAGTCGCTCTCGAGCGAGAAAGTGAGCGGGCCGAAGCTCGAGCACCCGGTGAGGAGAGCCAAAGCTAGGAAAAGAAAAGCGGCGAGGATCATGGCCGCCGCGAACTTGGCGGGGTTGATCATTTTTCCTTTCGGAAAAGCTCGATCGCGCCGAGGGCGGCGATGGTCAAGCTCGTGATGGCGTTGACCGCCTCGGGTTCGAGGTTGATGCCTGCCAGCCCGAGGAGGATGCAGAGGCCGCGAATGGTAGAGGGCTCCTTTAGCCGGGAGAGAAGGGTTTTCATCGAATGGGCGGTGGTGTCAAAGCCTCACGGACGGTTGGCGAGGATTTGCTCGATGCGCTTTGTGCGCTCATCGATGCGGGCCAAAGTCTCGGCGCGGTCGGCGGCGGTGGATTCGATCTTTTGCAGTCGCTGCTCCTGCTTTTCGTTTTCGATTTCAACGCGATTCACTTTTTCGGGAAGAATCCACCACGCTTGGGAGGCCGAGAAGACGGTTGCCACCAGGGCGAGCGCGGCGATGAACTCGCCGACGCTCATTTTTACACCTGGTCTGTTTCGGACAACTTCTGTGCTCATTAGCTATTCGCCTGAGCTAAAAGATTCCCGACAATGGCCGTGGTCGCGGTGTTGTTGATGCGATCCACATTGATTGCGTCGGTCTTCGTTTTTATCGCGGCGACATCGCTGTTTGCTGGCGCCGTGTAGGCCGAACCGGCGAGGCGGGTGCTCACGGCTTGGTCGACTCGGGCCAACTCGACCGAAAGCTCGGAGCGGACTGCCGTGGCCACGGTGGCGGCGCTTGGGGCTGTTGCGCCGCTGACCGGGGCGTCGAGGCGAGCCAGTTCGGTGGCGAGTTCCACGCGCACCTCGTCGGCGATGGCGGCTGCGGTTGGGACGGTGGGTGCGTTGGTCAATGTCGTGACGGTCGCCAAGGTGCCGGATGGCGCGAGGCGGCTGGAGACGGCGGCATCGATGCGGCCGAGTTCGACCGAGAGCTCGGTGCGGACTTGGGCGGCGATTTCGGATTCGGTCGGCACATCGGGCGAGTTGGTCAATGTCGTGACCGTGCCGCCGGTGATTTCCTTGGTGCTTGCGGACCAGACGGCTGTTGCCACAGAGGCCGCGCTCGGAGCGGCATCGGTGGGGATGCTGTCGAGCTTTCCGCCGTTGCGCTCGAGGTCGGCGCGGACTGCGGCGACGAGCGAGACTTCGCTGAGGTTGGTGTTCCCGATGGCGCCGACGATGGCGTTGAGGACTGCTTGGCCGTCTGCCTCGTTGAGGAGCGATCCTTCAACCGCCGTTGCGATCTGTGCTGCTGTGGGTGGTGTTGTCGGCGCTGTGTAGGACGCACTTGCCAAACGCGATGACACCGAGGCATCCAGGCGACCGAGTTCCACGGACAGCTCAGTGCGGATGTCGGAGACGCTCGGGGCGGATGTCGGGGCGGTGTATCCCGAGGTGGCGAGACGGCTCGAGATGCTGGCGTCGAGGTTGGCGAGCTTGGTTGAGTTGCTGTCCATTTCCTGCCGGATTTGGACGGCAGTCGGCCCGCTCGATGTCGTGAGCGACCGAGTTGCGTAGTCCCACACATCCGAGGCGCTGATGCCTGCGCCTGCTGTCAGAGTGCGTGTGGATGCGCCCCAAACGGCTTCTGGCGTGAGGACAGCAGTTCCAAAGCCTGCGCCTACTGGGACTCCCAGCGCCACTGACCCTGCGGCTGGGACTGCGCATGTGCCTGTTAGCGCCCCGCTCGCGTAGCTCACGCCGCTGCGCACATCGGTGGCGGCTGGCATCGCTGCGTTTTGCGTTGCGTCGATGAGAGTCTTTGCGCCTGCGGTGTCGCAGAAATTAAAGACAGCGAGATTGCTTCCAGCTTTCTTGAGCCGGATGCCTGTGCCGCTTGTTGGCGATTGGCCGAATGTGCCGTATTCGAGTTGCTCGATTTCGATAACCCCGACGCCAGCGTTTGCCGCGCCGACTGTTGCGACAAGGCCGCTGGTGTTGCCGGGACCATATGTGTTACCTTTTGCGCGACCGAGATTGACCGTTCCAGTCGAGGCATTGTTGATGCCGACGGCGGAACTTCCGCCTGTGGCGATTCCATAAATTGTAATCGTTCCGGTGCCGACATTGTTTGCGCCAAATCCAACTGTGCCTGTGGCATTTCCCGTTATGGTAATTGTGCCGTTTCCTTGACCCTGCACAGCGTGGGACGATGCGCCACTTCCGCCGGTTGCATTCCCCGTTATGGTAATTGTGCCTGTGGCTGAATTGTAAGCTCCATATGCAGTGGACGCACTTCCGCCGGTTACATTCCCAGTAATATTGACAGTGCCAGTGTTAACATTGTTAATACCAATCGTGCTGGCCGCTGGCCCGCTCGTTACATTCCCAACGATTGTTCCAACCGCAGGGGATAACGCCGTAAATTGCATACAGGCGCGTGAAGCGGTTGCCGTTTTATTGGTGACATTGGCGGTAAGTGTGATGCCATCGTTCAGCGTAAAAATACCGGTGCCTGCGTTACTGACTTCATCGCAAGTTGCATTTGCGGTGATGGTGATTGTGTGACCCGTCGAGGCGCGGGCTTCATCACCAATGGTCGGCACGACCCCGCCGACCCAAGTTGCTCCTGCGTTAAAATTGCCTGTTGCGGCAGATACGATGAGTGCCATGGCTTAGAGTCCTTTCGCGGCGAGGAGGTTTTGAAGCGCGGCTTGGATCGCACCGATGGCGGCTTGCTCTGCGGGGTCAGTGACCTCGTTCAAACTCCCGCGAAGGAGACTGATTGACGCTTCTGGCGCGGTGATGACCTCCCCCGCCTCAATGCGTGTGGGGGTGAGGAGCAGGTTAATGCAAGCGTCTGAAGAACCATCGCCTAGATACCGGCCCGATATGGCCAAGTTGAGCGAGAATTTCGGGTATTGGACTCCTGCGATTTCGATGGGGTTGGTAGCGTTCATGGTTTTTGGTTTTTGGGTTTAAGAAAATTGGAGGGAGGTTTTGTTCGACCACGCGCCGGTGGCGCTGGATTCGGTGCTGGAGGTGCCTGCGGCGTTGAAAATTGTCCTCGAGATTTCCCAGGACTCGGAGTCGTAGACGCTGCCGTTGTTGGGAAAGTCGGCGTAAAGGAGGAAGCCGAGGAAGGTGGTGGTGCCGTCGCTCGAAATATCAAAAGACCATACTCGGTCTGGTGCGTCTTTGGTGCCGGCCAGCTTGTAGACTTCGCCGGTGGAGGGGTTGCGCGAGTAGATGCGTCGGTCGGCGTGGTTCACGCAAATCTCGCCGAGGGCGAGCTGCGAGGTCGTCGGTATGGCTGAGGCTTGGACCGACTTTTTCGGAATGATGGTTGGGTTTGGCATGGGCCTTTTTTTATTCAGCGGAGATTTTTAACTCCCCCGCTTGGCGAGGCGGCATTGGCCGCCCCGCCGGGGAGTGGTTGCGGTCTTAGTAAGTTCCGCCGTCGATGCTGGCCTCGAGGCTGTCCAGGCGAGCGTCGAGCGCGTCGTCTGCACTGGCGCGGGCGGTTGCCTCGCTAGTGATATTCGTCTGCAAGCTGGTGTCGGCAGAAGCGCGGGTGGTGGCTTCGGCTGTGATGTTGCTTTGCAGAGTCGTGTCAGCGCTGGAGCGTGTGCTTGCTTCGGCGGTGATGTTCGACTGCAGAGTCGTGTCGGCGGCTGCGCGTGCGGACTCTTCGGTGTTGATGTCGGCCTCTGCTGCGGTGACGCGGGTGGCGAGGGCTGTCGCGGCGGACTCGGCTGTGTCGATGCGGCCACCGAGGGCTGTGTCGGCGCTGGTGCGGCTCGAGACTTCGGATGCGAGGGCTGCGTTGTTCGAGGTTACATAACCTGCGAATGCGGAATCGTTGGTCGTGTCGACCGAATTGATCAAGCTGACGATCTCGGCGAAGCTGTCTTTGTCGGCATCAGCGGCGCTGAGGATCGCATCAATTCGGCCTTTCTCGACGGTGATCTTGCCGTCGAGGGTCGTGTCTGCGCTGGAGCGAGCGGAGGCTTCTGAGCTGATCGCTGCGGCACGGTCGCTGATCTCAGTTGCGAGGTTTGCGGCTACAACGCCTTCGGCTGCGGTGGCGCGGCTGATCTCGGAATTGAGGTTGCTGGTGAGGGTCGAATCCGCTGCGGAGCGAAGCGAAGCCTCGGCTGCTACGGCGTCAGAAACAAAGGTCTTCTTTGCGAAGATGTGCTCGCCGCCGATTGGCAGGACGCCTTCGGCTGTGCCGATGAAAAATGACTTGTTTGTGGAGTCGAAGGCTACTTCCCCGACTTGAAGTGAGACCGGCGTGCCGGAACCGCGTTTGATGCGAATGATAGGATTAGGCATGACTAATTAGGTGGTGTTGGTGGTTTTGGTTTTGGCTGTTCGTGGGTGGGTGATTGTCAAAAATTGCCGGCGTCGATGACCGGGATCATGAGTGCGTAGGCGGCTGCGGAGGGTGACCATCGGTAGGGCATGCCTTCATCGAGGGCCATGTAGAGGCGGTCCGGCTTGCCGCTGGATGGGAAGGCGGAGCGGGTTGGGTATTCGACGATGACGGCGGGGAGCGTGAGATCGAACGAGGAGAGGTCGAGCGTCTGGGTTAGGTTGCTTTCGGTGATCTTTGTCATGCGTAGACGAGAGTCTCCCGGTTAGCCCACGAGCCGACGGCGGTGGCGGTGGCGAGGATTTGGCCTGCGGCGTTGAGGGTGCTGCGCTTGACGGTCCAGCTTGTGGCGGTCTCGGGGAGTGCTGGCGCGGCGGGGCGGTCGGCGTTGAGGAGTCGGCCGCTGTAGGTGGTGAGGCCGTTGGCGCTGATGTCGAATGCGTAAAGGTAGAGGGTGGGATCGATCGGCGGCTGGACGGTGCGGAGGCCGAGGGCGGTGCAGGAGATCTGCATTCCGGCGGCGGGCGGCTCGTCGAATGTGATGGTGCCGGTGGCTTCGCTTACGAGGTAGTCGGTGGTGGGGGTTTGCGCGACGCCGTTGAGGGCGACGAGGACATGCTCGGGATCGCTGCTGACTAGGCCGTCGATCGGGAAGGTTGTGGCGACGCCGTCACCGGTGCGGACGGTGGTGTTGATTTGAAGGCCGGGGGCCGAGGCGATGATGTAGCTCGAAAGGCCGGTGATCTCGGTGGCGGCGTGGGTGTGGACCGTGTCGGCTTTGGAGAGATCCACCCAGAGTTTGAATGCGGGGGAGGCCGATGGATCGAATGCTGCCCAGTAGCTGCCTGGCGGTGGATAGCCAGGATTTGGCTCACCGATGCGGATGTAGAGTTCGCCGTTGAAGGTGACGACTTGTCCTGGGAAATAGTCGGCTCCGTTGTTGTAGGCTCCTTGGTAATCGACGGGCTCGGGCTGGAGGGCGGTGTCGGCGAGAGCGCCCTGCGCGGCGGTGGCTTTACCGTCGATCTGGGTTTGCAGGCTGCCGATGCTGGCGGCTGCTTCGGCAATGCTGTCGAGCGCGGCAGGGTCCAGATTCGCAGTTAGATAATCGATCCGCGTCGAGAGCGCGGCATCTTCGGAGACTCTTGCATTTTGCTCCGTCGTGAGATCGGCGCTGCGGGCGATGGTGGCGGCGAGGCGGGCGTCGGGCAGTGTGCCGGTGGTGAGGAGCGAGGCATCGATGGTCGGCGGCGCGGCGGCGACGACGGCTTCCGTGAAATCAGTGATCTTGTCGGCTGTGAGAGGAGGGGAGAAGCCGACCCACGCGAAGCCATTGAAGCGCCACAGGCGGCCGTCGGGCGCTTCGTATTCCTGATTGAGCGTGGGGTTGGCGGGGAAGGCGATCATGCGAACCATTCCTCCGTGCTGTCTTCGATTTTGTAGCCAGCCACGCCTAGCTGCTGGCAAAATGGCACAATGAATTTCCCATCGGCTCGCGTCTGCTCTTCGCTCCACTGCGTGGTAGTGGCGACATAGGCGGGTTCGTTTTGCTGCGCGATGAAAGCCGCGAAAGCCTCGGCGCGGCACTGGTCGCTTTCTGATTTGGCGTTTAAAACATAGTAAGCACTCATGCGGTCGGGGCGGCGGATTTGTAGGGGTGGTCAGCCGGTAGATTCCCGGCGAGGTTCCACTTGTGTGCGAGGTAGCCTTCGACTTTTTGGCGGTCGGTGGCAGAGAGGTTGGAGGCGAAAAATAGAACCTCCGAGAAGGCTCCATTAAATGAACGGCCTGAGGAGAGTGATGAATAAAAAAGGAAGGTCTGCTGTGTCACGGCACTAGCTGCGCTGAAGCGCAAAATTGTTGGCGGGAGCGGGAGCGGAGCTGTGGTGGATGTGTCTCCGGCATTCTTGAAAACGCTGCTTGTGAACGCCGATGTGGTGAGGAATGCATTGGTTGCATTGTTGCCAGCCACACGCTGGGAATTGTTGGTGCCCGGACCCGAAAAGAATGTGTTAATGCCAGAAAAGACGGATTCCGTGCCAGCCCCGTAGTAGCCCACGATAAAAACTTCTTTGTATGTCGTGCTAGGGCAGATGAGGCCGAGCAGACCTGCGCTTGTGGCGTTTCCAACGGATTTGCGGCCAAAGGCGTCGGAGGAAAAAAAGGTCGGCTGGTTGGCTGCGGTGGACTGCGTGGCGTGGAGGAGATTGCCGCTCTTGTCACGCCACTCGGAGACCTTGCCACTGGACGAAGTGATTGTCTCATCCTCGGCGGCGAACCACATTTGCAGGCCGCCCATGCCGGTAGGGGTCCATGCAACCCCGCCGCCACCACCACCACCGCCTCCGCCGCCATCGTCTCCGCCTCCATCTCCGGTGAAGAGCGAGACGCTGCCGAGCTGCACGGCCGATGCGGTCGTGGCTCCGCCGGGGATGACGATGTAGAAAGTGGTGGGGACGAGCGTGGCAGGCAAAGCGGTGACAACTTCCAGCGAGGCCACGCCGGTGCCGGAGACTTTGGCGGCGAGGGCGGTGTCGAGACCGGTGACATTCGCGGTGGTGTGCGTGTGCGTGGTCGCTGCCTTGCCATCAAGAGAAGTCTGAAGGCCGGTCGTGTCGCTGATGGCGTGCGTGTGCGTGGTCGCTGCCTTGCTATCGAGCGCGGTTTGAAGGCCGGTCGTGTCGGCGATTGCGTGGCTGTGTGTAGATGGCGCGAAGGTGAGGGGTTTGCCGGTAATTTCGGCCCAGGCTGTCGACCCCATACCGGCGGCGGTGGAGTGCGTGAACTCGACCCATGCGTTTTCGAACCATGTGAAGAGTCGCCCGAGGTCGGTGTGGACCCATCGAGTGAATTGTGCCGGATCAGGCGCGGCGGTGCCGTAGAATGTGGCATCGGCGAGAGCGGTGATCGCTTGCGCGGTGCGCAGGGGCGTCATCCACTTTTCGTTGTCGTTGCCTGCTTCGGCTTGCAGTTGGGTGGCTTTGCCGTCTGGCAGCGCGGCGGGGGTAGCTTCGTCACCGAGGATGACGCTGTTCTGAATTTCGACTTGGAGGGTCGCGGTGCGCAATGCCTGGCTCGGTGCTGACCAGCGGATTTCGAGGAAGGCGGCGATGCTGGCAGGGTCGGAGGAGAAGGCGGCCTCGACCGGCAATGTATTTAAATCGAGGATGGTTTGGCCGGGGGCCGCCAGAGCTAGAAAATTGGCGTCAGAGAATGAGGTCTTGAGGGCGACGGTGGTCGTGGTGCCTGTGACGGGCGAGACGGCCACGCCGTTCTCAACGAAAATAACTTCGATGGGGACTTGGTCGCGGCGTTTTAGGACGAGCGTCTGGAGCGCGACATTCGACGCGGCGCTTTTGACGAAGCGCCGGGCTTTTTGGTCGAGGAAGAGTTTCATGCCGCTGCTTGCGGCATGAGTGTCAAATCGGGCGGGGCTTCCGAGCGTTTACTGGAGCGGCTCGGAGACGGCTTCCCACTTGCCGAGCGGACAGCGTTCGGTTGCCATGCGGAGTTTTGCCCAGGTCGAGCATCCGCATTTGCGGCAGCGGCCGGTGTTGTTCAGCGCGGCGTCGTCCCATTCGGCGCAGGCGCGGCATGTGGTTTCGCGTGTGGCGAGGGCTTCGGGTGGGGTGGTCAAGAATCCGGAGGCCGCGAAATTTGCAGCAGAGAGACCGAATCGCGCTAAAAGCTCGGCGTGGTGGGCGAGAGT